TGTAGCAACTTGAGTAGCAGGAGTTACATTGGCTTCGGCATCTACACTAGGAGAGCCTAGCGCACTTGTACCTGCAAGACCAGAAACGGAGACGTTAGCTTCACAATCTAAAGTAGGTGTTCCTACTGCTCCAGTTCCTGCAAGACCAGAAACGGAGATATTGTTATCACACCTAAGAGTTACAGTGCCAAGGGCACTTGTTCCTGCGAGACCTGAAAGGGTAACAGGATTGGGTTCACCCCAAGTATCCGAGCCCCACGTGCCTCGACCCCAACCCGTGATCGCTGCCATTTTTTAACTAAGCTATTCTTATAATAGCTGTACTTGCTGCTGCTGCTGGGAAAACTATTGTAAAGTCTCCTGCTGTGGACGTTTTATCTCCACCAAAATCAATAGTAGCTACAGAAGGGTCGCCACTAGCTGTATCATTATAGATTAAACAGCCTCTAGCGGTAACAGTAGCTGTACCAAAAGTCAAGTCTGCGAAATCAGTGAATCCTGTCGTTCCGCCACTTGTTGGTGCTACATTAGTAAGAGCAGAACCACCTGCAGAGTAGTTTGTACCAGTAACTTGGTTTGTGGTTGTATATGCCGTAGTTGCTGCGCCCATTGTAGCAGAACTTGTGTACAACGCTAGTTTAAAAGAGTTTCCACCAGAAGCCTTAAAATTATGTGTTGCTTCTAGCAGTTCTTTTTTAAAGCTAGTTGTTAATGTTGAGGTTATTGCCATTATTTTATCTCCGTTAGTATCTTAGCTAAATCGTCATGACCCTGTTTAGCTAAAATGTTTTTCATAGTGCATCGCTCACTATTGATGCTCTGCTTTATATAATAAAGTATTGTGTTGTAAATAGATAGTCTAAATGCTTCTGCTTGTTGTTTGATGTGTGGTGCAGCGTTTTCAGATATACCACAAATTCTTTCTGTAGCTTTCTCTGCCCAGTACTCAGGTGGGTGTCCTCTATACTGTTGTGTATCAACAGTTATATTCCCTAATCCGCCAACTGTGTCTATCTCAATCATATCAATATCTTTTTGCTTCTGGTGGTGTGCTTAAAATAGGCACTAATTCTGCATTTTTTCTATTCTCTTCTTCTTTTGCTTTTTTGTACTCATTGAAACCAACCTTGTAAAACTCATTCGTTTCAGGGTCAAACATAACTAAAGGAGGATTGTCTAAACGATGGTAACCATAGACTTTATCTTGAATCGGTACATCTGTATCTAGTAACCCTGATCTTGGTGCTACACTTACGACTATTCCCGCAGAAATACACTTAGACAACCAAAACTCTACACAAGCTCTTCCTGCTTCTGCAAAGTGAAGGTTTCCTTTATATGTGAAATCAACTCCGAACATATTAATCCGACCAACTTTGTTATACATAGCGAAAGCGATAGCAAAACAAACAGTATTGTTTAGATAAGAACTTCCTGTTTCTTCAATAACCTCTAAAAGAGGAAACTCTACTAAGTTTTCACATCGGTCATCTAGTTCACAGGTGTATATAGGTCCAGGGTGAGTTTTTAAAACTTTTTGCATTAGATGCGTTTGGCTTCCCGCAGCATCGCTGTCTAAAAATCTGCTGGCTGGGTCTAACATAAATGTTCTATCAACTTGCCTTGCAATTCCCGCCATTGCGTTTATTGCCCAAACTTCGTCAAACTCGTTGCCGTGAGAAATAGCTAAGTGATAGTCTAGTTGGCTTTCGCCCATTGCGACGATGGCGATATTCGCCCCGTCGAGTTCTTTTATTTTCATGCCTGTGGTGATCTCCTTACTTGGTCATATCTATATTGATCTCGGGTGGACTTACCTTCCCCAAGGTTTTTCATTAAGGCTAATGCCTCTTGAAATCTTTGCTCATAGATGGGTGATGTCTCATAATTTTTTAGGTACATCATTGCTTCTGCTAAACTACCATACAATAGTGCATTGGGAGCATTAGTAGAAAGCCACGTAGTACCAGAATCACCTGCCGAAGTAAGGGATGAGGGTCTATAAAAATAGTGTAACTCAAATGTAAAGTTTGAATTTGGCGTCGGTGCCAATATAAAAGTATTTTCGTCAAACTCAGCGTAATACTTTGGTTCTCCCGTAGTGGAAGATGCAGGTGTGTAATCCCGAATAAAACTTGGATGCTTTAGTCTTAGATAGTTATAGTTAGAATCACTGTCTATAACCGCTAAACTAAAGGAGGATAAGAAGTCACTAGGTGCTCCTAAATATGCAGAACCAGACGTTGCTGTTCCTGTTACGTTTTTAATAAAGTCGTCTAATTGAACGGCTTTTAAAATGCGTTCTTCCGCTGATTTTATGAAATCATCTAAATGATTAGTAAAAGATGTTTCTGTGGATTCAGCGTAATCTTGTATTGCTGTTTTTAATGTAGAGTATGTCCAACTCATTTCATTATCCTGTTGTTATTGTTACAGTTCCTACACTTCCTGTAACTTCTTCCATGTAAAAACTAGATCCTATAACGTCATTGTGCGCAATATCCATAGATACTGAACTAACTCCGTCAGCGTTTTTAGTGTTTCCCGACCTAACTATACCGTATCCAGTGGTGGGAGCTGGTTCAGTTGGTCTTGGTTGTCTCAAAGCTTCTGGATCAACAGGCACCCTAACTGGATCTAGTTGTGGTGCTTTTGGTTCATAACATTCTCGACAAACCTTAAAACCTGTCCATTCCATTTTCATCTGTAGGTACGGATAAACAAAACCGCATCTATCACACTCTGCTTGAGAATATTTACCAACAGCATACGCCATTATAAATAACTCCTACTGGGCACAAGATGTAGAGAGGCTCTATTACGATCCTCATCGGCAGCAAGTTGAAAATCTTGTTCGTATTGTTGTTTTAAAAGTCCAGCTTTTTCTGGGTTTTTCTTTAAAGCAATATAATAAGCTAATCCACTAGCCATGCAAGGCATAAACCTTGAAGGTATTTGGGGATCTTGCGCAGAAGCAGTTACATCATCTATACGTTGAATAGTGTTTGCTATTAGCCTGTATGTGTATGTACTGTCTGGTGTTGGCCACAGCTTTACAACTGGTGTGGTTTGTCTATCTAAAAATAACTGAGTTGGTCTTCCTGTGGTAGACTTATCAGGGATACTTAGATATTCTGTACGACCTATCCGTGTTAACTGTATATCGGTTGTTGTAGAACCGTCGATCTGTCGTACGATTGCGGAAACTATGTCTATGTCATAAGAGTTTAACGTATAACTATTAGTCCCAGACGTTAGGTTAGTTGTAACCTGTTCTATTGTCCAAAGATTAACACCCCTATTAGACCAATCAGCGAACATTATATTTAATGATCGCCGAGCGGTCTCCGCATCATATCCTGTCCTAAGCTCTAGTCCAGCCAACTCATATGCTTCTTCTATTGTGTCCGCTATGGTTAACTGAAAGGTCTTAGTCCCTGAGGTAGCCATGTGTTTTAAAACTCTTTAATTACTGTTAAAACAATAACGTATGAATCTCCACTGGCGTGTCCCGTAGTTGTTAGCTTGATGTCTCCTGTTTTTCCACTTGCGGCAGCAGTGTTCTGCAAACCACCCATGTATGAAAAGTCAACGTCATCGCTATAGTCAGAATTTAAGTCCCAACATATTGTGTTCGTACTTGCGTTCCATAATAATTTCACACTCATACCAAAAGTTGAGTAATTAACTCTTGCGACTTTACAACCTGTGCAAGCAGCACCATCTGAACTTCTTACAGAAAGTGCGCTTACATCTATTTTGGTAACAGCCGATTCCCCAGTTCCGTCGGACGTATTAGTTAGCTGTATAACAGCTTTTCTATCGTCATCAACGATTGTTGTTGAAGTTACTGCGTCAGCCATGATCTACCCCTTACTCAAATGGAGTGGCTAGTGTGCCATCGCCATGTAGGAATGCTTCACAATGCCATACTGCTGCACTGGTTGCTACTAAACGAATTACTCCGCCTACTAACCAACCTTGTGCTGCTGAACCTAAGTCAATAGTATCATCATCACTAGCATCAGGGATAAAAGTATTCGTATCACTCGCAGTTGCTGGATCAAATACTTGTGCAAAACCAGAGAATAAATCACTGGCATTGTCCGTATTAATTTGTCCTGCGCCTGTAAAAGTTGTACCAACTATAAATGTATAGTTAAGTCCTGCTGCTGCTGTAGGTAGTGTTACCACAATACCTGCTGCTCTGTTTAAAGTATAAACAGTTCCTGAGTCAGTAGACTCAACAGAATGCGTAGCACTTGTGATGCTACTGATATTAGAGTAAGAAGATACATACCCAGTTGTGGTTATGTTTCCGCTTGTGTCTACATCTAGATTGGTTGTGATAGCACCAGTAGTTGCGTTCTTACTGATTTGTTCAAAACCATTTTCAGACCTGACTGGTCCATTAAATGTTGAATTTGCCATAATCATTTCCTCCTCGGAAATAGCTCTATAGTCTTGGCTTTGTCTGCTAGGTCAGTCTATAGAACAAAGTTAATTAAACCCTAGACTTTCATTCTATAATATAAACTGTAAAAAAGAAAGGGATCCGAAGATCCCTTTCCAAACGATTTAAGAAAAAATCGTACTAGGCTCCTGGAGAACCGTAAACACCTCTCCAATCAGACCAACCGAAAGAATATCTTTCTCTCGCTTTGTACCTAACATTACCAGTTTCGAAGTCTCCTTCCATACCAGTTGCCATAGAAGCTCTTTCAAAGTGCTTCATGCCGTTAGGCGCATCAGTTTTAACAAACCATGCATCTGTATCGGTTAGATAGTGGTTAACAGTGTAGCCTTCTGGTAACATCCCCATGTTTTTCATGGCATTGATGTCATTGTCTGATGTTGCCACTCTGCCAGGAGTATTTAAAATCCTGTCAGCTACGAATTGTAGTTGTGGTGGAACGATCAGTTTTCGGGCTTGCACGTTTACCTTGATACCTCTTTCATCTTTATATCCAGCGATATCAATTAAGGCATTCTCCAACGAAGTTTCGTTTAGGTCTGCTGCTGAACTTGGCTCATTCGCTTGATCCCCAGCTGTAAGAGTTGGGTGATCAGTGGTCATGAGAGGTTTCCCGTCGCCTCCTGGATAGGAAGTAGAGAAACCATTGTTAAGTACGTTTGCAGCCTTAACTTGTTTCGTGTTTGCCATCGATCTAGCCAGTGCTCTAGTATATCTAGAAGAAAGCGTATCGTAGAGATTATCTTCGATTGCTTCTTCTGTCAATGCAAAAGCAAGGGCTACCGTTTCGTGAGTGTAGCGAGACGTGAAGGTTTCTTGCGCTGTATCATAACTTACTGCTGCACCTTCTCCTTTTACTGGAGCTTGTGCGAAGCCTGATAACATCACTTCTTCCTCAAACGCACGATCTGAAGTTTCTGTATCAAAAATTTCAGCGTGCTCATTCTCGTAACGATTATACTCGAGACCAAAAAGTGCATTCAGTCCAGGCTCGAGTTCTTTAACGAGCTGTGCTCTATTAATAGCCATTTCTATTCACCCCTTAATCGTTGCCGTACGTCGAAGCTGGGAATATGAAATACCCTCTAGCGTATTGCGCATTAGCTGAGTTATCTGGACGATCCACATAAGCCACTAATTTTGCTATACCACTAGCAGTAGTCGTAGTCACACCTTCTT